TTCAAAGAGCAAATTTCCTTGTACCAAATATAAAAGAACACGGTTGGACATCATCAGGTAACGACCCATTTGACCCAACAACAGCACAATCTGTTGTAGTAACGCTGCCGGTTGGTGTTGTGACTGGTAGTACAACCCCAGTTGTTGGAACTGGTGGTTATTTACTTGAGGATAGAATAAATTCATCAAATTTAACAATAATTATAAACGGTCAACCATATTTTGGTGACCCAACATCAATACCAGTTACAGCCGGTGATACGATACAATTTATTTCAAACCCAGTTGATGACACACAACCACAAACATTTAATATAACATTTTTACCACAAAGTTATTTTGAGGTGTTAAAATCTTATTCATTTAGTCTTGATTGGGACGACTATAATGATGTACAACAAGCAATTAATTGTGAAGATACTTTTTATGAGTTTAATTACAATAAAGTTTATACAACAGCAATGTTCCTTGACAGATACAAAAATGGTATTGGAAGAGCAAGACATTTGGGTATAAAAGAAATTGATAATAGAACTTGTAAAACAACTGTAAATACATTTCCTGTAAACGATATAATTAGAAATTTTGATTTTTTATTTTTCGTTTTCAATATGTTGATTAATATTCTTACATTTCCAATACTTGTACTTTTATTTATTGCACATTTTATTTGTTTTTTATGGCCAATATTAAAATACGCTTTAATTTTTCTTGGTCTTTATTTTCTCTATGTACAAGTTGAAGCTGGAATTGATTACGTAAATTCAATACTTGAATTAACAGCAACTTCAGTTCCTGGTGGTCCAGTAATTAACGCTGGTGTTATTGCCAGAACAATTTGGCAGGGTTTACAAATATTAGTTAAAGCGGCGTTAGCTGTTGTGTTTACAATTTTTGTTATAAACAAATTAACAAAAATTAAAAACTTTCCAAGAATCGGACTTCCAATGATTTCATACCCAGAGTGTAATACTTGTGATTGTGATTGTGGTAATGCACCTCAAGATGATGATTTTGATTCTAATACTATTACACAAGACATTCAAAACCAACAAAATAGTTTATCTGGCGGCAATCAACCACCAACAGCACAGTCTAATTCTTTTTTAGCACCATTAAATTTACCACAAACTTATTCTGTAAACCATCCCAATTATGAACAAATATCAGGTTATGATGCTAACGACGACAATGGTGGATATTTTGGTTACTGTCTTAACATTTTTGGAAATGTAATAGAATATAGGTCATTAATAAATAGACTTGTTGCTCAAGACATTACTGCAGAAGTTGCCACACAAGCATTAATTGATTTTAAAAGATTATTTTCTGGTTATGATGTTACAAGTGGTGCTGAATTTAACAGATTTAAAGCCCCACAACCATTTCTTTTTGCTGCAAATAGATTGAGTTTAAGTCCTGATGAAAGATTCTTTGCAAGACCAAGAACTGTTACATACCCACAAAGACTAAACGAATTTAATACAAGAGACAAATACTTTTCTGGTGTCAATAAAATTAAAACAAACGTTAACAATTCCCCAGATATATACGATCAAATTATTGTAATGATTGTTCAAATTGGAACTACAGCAACTTTAGGTGATAAGTTATTTACATTCCAAAACCCAAAGCAATCAAATTGTCAAATAAATTTAACTGGTGCAACATTAAATCAGTTTGGTAATAACGCAATTACTGGAACATCATTAACAAACCCAATTTCTATTTCAAGTACAATACAATATGCAACAACTGATGCGACAAACCAAACTGTACCAATCTCAATAATCCAAACTGGGTCAACTGAAAACTACTTAAAATATGCAACTGATGTTGAATACTATCAAGTTATTACTGGTATGACGGTAGGAACTTTTGAAACATTGGCCGATTTTGCAACTAATCCAAATGATTTTCCAGCATCATATCTTCGTCATAAAATTAGATATGATATTATGACACCTACTGCTTGTCCTACACCAACACAAATAGTAAGTCCAATAACTAGATTTGGAACACAAGTAAATGATTTTACTGCTATACAACAAATTAGTCAATACGAAAATTATGAAATAATTTTTGTTGTTAGAGGTGTTGATCCACACACAGAAAAACAAAATATAAAATATGATTTATCAAGAATTTTTGGTAAATCATTTGGTGCTGGACCTATTATTAGTGGGCAATACCATTTAAATGTACCAATACAAGGTTATGTTGGTGGTACCAAACCAAAAAGCCATAATACAACGACAAACGTATCGGCTAACTTATATTTCCCTTCTTACACATTTACACCAGACCCAACACAGTACACACCTTTTACCTCAAATTTACCTTATTATTTTATATCAACAGATGATACAACAATACCATCTAACTTAACATATAAACCAGTAACAACACATCCAGACACTCAAACAATTGCTGGTGCGCCTTTAACACAAGTACTAGGAACAAATGGATACAAACTACCTAAGTATGACACACAAAATTTACAAATTGGTGGTGGTACGTTTATAGGATTAAACACTAATACATACCCAGTAACCCCAACTTCATTAGCAACTCCATTTATTCCACAATATTTCCAAACAACCGTTACAGGTTCTAACCAAGACCAAAAAGAAGAGTATGGTTGGATTGGTAATTCAACCAGCACTGTTTATGCTTTATATTCTAGCGCTTATTATAATTTTAGCTTACCAGATGTTAATTTTAACGATAGTGTAAACATAGTCATGAGAAGTGATAGATTACCAACATCTACAAAAACTGAAAGTGGTCCAGCGACTGCAACAGGTTATGGTCTTCACCAAAACAATAATTTTACATATTATACTGTTGATGCTTTAAGTGACGGCGGTTCAACAACAAGTATTGGTGGAAACATACCATCTGGTGAAGGTAGTGATAGTGAAAACCAAGGACTTTTACAAACACTTACTTGTGAAAATTTAGTTCCCTTAGATTGTTACCAAGGTAGTGGAAACAACGTTACTGTAAACCCAAACTGTGCAATACCAGCCGATAGACTTGTAAGAGGATGTTATTGTCTTTTAAATAAGACTTATTTATTTCAGTATGATGAAGATGTTAAATTATTTTTAGAATGGAAAACAAGATTTACAATAACATTTGCTGCTTGTAGAGGAATTTTTGCTCAAGCATTCCAAAATAATTGGATAAATGGTACATTGTATATGTTTACATTTAATAAAAGAAATTCATATACACTAACAAATCCAACAGACCCAACTTATGTTTATTGTGATGATGTTGTATTGTTTAATGACATAAATAATGGTTTTTATTATAGGTCATCACCTTGGGATGGAACAAACTTTATAGGAAAAAATAGTCCGGCACCACCAGCTAATATACCTACTTCTCTAATAACTGGTTATCCTGGTTTGGGTTATAATGGTAAACAAATCCAATTCCCAACAACAGTTGTTGATTTAGGTCCTAGAGAAAAATTTATTTCAGAAATTTGCAATAATAATAATTTTACTAGTTATTTTGTAGATCAAGTTAAATCAACATCATATCAAGATAATTCGGATATAATCCAAGTTGGATTTTTATCTAGGTTATTAAATGATAATTTTAGACAAGCAATAATCCCAATTGCTAACCCAAATGGTGGTAACACTGAAGGTAAAGGAATTATCCAATTTTTTAATAGTACTAGACAAGCTGATAGAATTGATGGTGATTTTGCTCAAATGCTTTCAGTTAACTCTGAGTGGAGAATTTTACCATTCCTTTCAGAAAATTATCAAAATCCTAACTCAATATATTTTGGTGATGACACACAATCTGGTGACGGATACCCAAGACCTGTTTTTGGTGTGTTTTTTGAAACAGAAACTATTGATTATTCATATAGAAGAAATTTAACACCTGGTTTTGAAACATTAAATTATACACCATTATTACAGTATTATTATGGTTTTCCAAAAACACAAGATGTTCCTTTTTATAGATGGAAAATAGAATCACAAGGACCAAGTATTTTTGGTAACGAAAATAATAATTGGGATACAACTTATGCGCCAGGTCAACCTGGTTCTGGTTTTACAACTAGAGGTTATCAAGATTTAGATTTTACTTTACCTAATGAATATTATAAAACACCAACAACCGAATTAGGTTATTTGGTAAATTTTGATGCTTTAGGTAATCCACAACCAATATTAAGTAATGCTAATAGTTATGTTGTTGGGGCGCCATTCCATTTTTATTTTGGTTTAAATAATGGTAAAACAGCTATTGATAAATTTGTTAAATTATATATATCAACTGAAGGATAATGGGAATTGATAATACAACAAATATTGTTTTAGGGTCTGAAAGATTTAAATCTTCACAGAATACCAATTTATCTTTGGACGTAACCTTAAATGGTAATCAAAAAGAAATTATTGAATTTGATAGAAATGTTGATTTAAGTCTACAAACCGTTTTTGATGAAGAAAGACAAGCCTCAACAGTATTCAGACCTAGTTGCAAATATTCATTTATTTTCCAAAATGAGTTTATTGGTAAAACAAACTATCCACCATTTAGAGATAATCTTTATTATACAAATGGTGTAAATAATGCTGTGGCACAAATTGCAAACCCAAATACACCTTGGCAAGGTTATCCACAATATTTTGAGTTTGATTTAGTTAGAACTGACAATAACACTATTGGATATACACAACCACCTAACAATCATTTAACATTTATAAATAAAAGTGCAAGTACATATAATTGGTCACATTATATAACATATCCTTTTGAGAATGATTATGATAAACCATTATATGCTATTGACCCAGAAACTCAAGCTTCTTGGTATTGGTTGGCAAATGATGGAATTCCATTTTATATCTCGGTTGGTACAGATCAAAACCCAGACCAAATATCATTTAAATGCCCTATGGAACATGGACTACAAGCTGGAGAATACGTAGAGTTATCTTTTGGTTACAATGGTACAAATATTTTTCAAGTAAGTAGTATTGGTGATGTTGGATATGATAGTGATTTATTTATTTTTAATATAGATAATATTGGATATACTGGAACAACATTTGATTCTGGTTTAATTGGAAATTTTAAAAGAATTTTAAATAATGAAAACATAGAAGAAACAAAATCAAAATATTATGTTAAAATACATAAAGTTTTAACTGATGCTGATTGTGCCGTACTAGTTAAAGCTGGTTTTGAACTTAATAATTTTAGGTCAAAGACAAAATTTGAAAAAGCAGTAATTACCCCAAATAATGTTGAAAGGACATCAGTAAAAGAAGGTAATCAAAGTTATACACTTTCTTTTAACTGTGATGTTGATATAAATCCACTTAAAGATAATCAAAAAAGACCAATTACCGAATTATTTTTCACAACAATTTGGAAAGGTTATTTTGGTTGGACCAAAAATTTAAAACAAGGTTTTGATTTTAATGTACCTCTTGTTAATGCAATACCAAATGCTTGGTGGGACCAAACAAATCCATTATCAGCAATAGGTATTCCAGAATTACAGTATAACTCATCAACTTTACCACCAAATGGACCTTTTTATTATAACGCAAATTTAAATGTTGGAGACATTATAGATGGTGCTTATTGTGAATGGAATGACTATGAACAAATTGAAAGAACAATATCCGAAATGAATCATAAAGTCACATTCAACAACAATTTTTTTGATGTACCGTCTGACGCACCACCAACAAACCCACTTGGATATTATTATAAACCACACTCAAAATTAACAATAAGAGTTTTTTCTGATTACATAGAGGAAGCACCAAGAACTGGTGTTTTAGGTATTCCAGATTACGCTTATTATTCTAGTTTATCAAATAGTTTTAGATGGAGAGATTTATATAGTTATGGTTTTATAGATACATCTGATATTGGTGTTGATTATCCATTTTTAAATGGAAAACATTATCCGTATTCTAATTATGTATTTAGAGTTTATCCAGAAGGTATTGGTTTACAAAACATAAATGAAATTGTAACACCTATAGAAGATGAGTGTGAATAAAGTTAAAATATTACTTCCAGATACAAATAAATATGTTAATATACCGGTAGAACTGAATTGGGATTTTACTGGGAGAGATGATAGTATTGAAGAGTATCAAAAAAAAATGGTTAAAGAAGTTATTGGTATTGCCAATGACTTTGAAACTTTAAGGTTTACACATAATGAATTTTTAAATCAATCAACTGAGATAAATTATGAGTTTTCATTTTTTGATAATTCACAACCAATAACGGCAACAACATTAACTTCGGCTAACTGGGGTATTACATACCAAAATCAAGGATTTACACCAGCGGACATTTATTACTTTGTAAAACCGTTTACCAAATCTTTTTTTAAACTTGATTTTTATGACACACCAGAAGATAAAACACAAACTTTATATTTCTCAATAATACTACCAGTCCAGCAAGGTCAATTTGAGAATAATGTACTCCTTTCAACATTATTACCTCTTGTTGATATTAAAAAACCAAAATTTAATTTAGACTACATTGGTGATAAAGAAGGTTTTTTCATTTATTGGTTAAGAAAAAGAGATTTTATAGACATAAATGAATTTTATATGTCTGCTAAATTTTTTAATGGTAGAAGAGGAATATACTCAACTATGACAAACACACCACAACCATCAATTACACCATCAAGGTTTAATTTTTTAGGTAGTGATTATTTTTATTATAAGGTTAATTTAGATTACACTACAAATACATATGAGGTTTTTGAAACCGCAACAAATACGAGAGTTGGAGATACTCTAAGTCCGATAAAATGGTATGAATACGTAAACCCATAATGGAAGAACAAAAATATTATTTCAAAATATCCCCAGAAAATATTCTATCAGACCTTACTTTTGTTGGGTTTACTGGTGATACTGATATTACAAATTTTATAGATCCTTGTTGTTTAATTGAATCATCACAAGATATATTTGATACTGGGCAAACAGGATTCTATATACCAATGCCATATTTGTTGAGTGGAAACACAAATGGAACATCATTTTTAACTGGGTTAACAATACCTATATTGTTTACACAAACAGCTATTGATATAGGATATTACTCAACTTTTGACGGTGCCGTACTACAAAAAGATGTTATAAATAACTTTGTTTTTACAGCTAACACACTAAGTCCATACGATTACATTTTTTACAATACATCAGAACAAGAAATGATGAAATTTCTTGGTCTTATTACATATAAATTAGATTGGGGTGATGGTTCACCAGAAATAACACTTACAACACCTGGACCGATAACACATACTTATCCTTCGTCAGACGCTACATATACAATTACAATGACCGCAAATTCACCTTGGGGAATTTCTTTAGTTCAAAAAACAGTCACAGTTCCAGTTACACAAATAACAATACCAAACCCTAATGGGGCTGCAACGTTTTATCCTGCTGGTGGTAATTGGTCTGGCACACCAATAAGTTATGATTATATTTTTAGTGGTGACTCAAATACAAACTTAGCTGATTTTTTCAGTAATAATTACACACAAGTCCCATTTATTATTAGTGGTTTAACGGAATCATCTATAAATGATTTAGCACAATACGGGCCAAAATATAATTTATTAGGTGGTAAATTTAAGATTGGTGTTCAGGTTACTGGAACAACAGGTTGTGTTGGTACAGTTTGGGGACCAGACCCTTTAAATACATATACGGCATATACTATAAACAATATTGACTATTATGACTTTGAGGATTATACCTTATATGTGACATACTCATCTGGTTTCACACAAGATGATTTAGTTTTATCCGCTTTAACAAAAAATGAAGGATTATTAAATGTAATTGATCAACCAGAAGTTCAAACAAATGTGTTTGTTGAAAGAGGAAAACAGGCCGTTTTGGAGTATATGGAAAGAATGGGTGAAGTAGATAATGTTGGTGATTTAGAAAAATATGGTTATGGATTTTTCAAGGTCAAAAAAGATACTGCATAAGTATTTATAACAAAAGAACAATAAATTTATAAAATATAAAAAGTGGCTACTGGAACCTATGGAACAATACGAAGTGCTGATGTCAGTCCAGATGATGTTGAGGTAATATTAAATTATACCCCAAGTAGAGATTTGACTGATAATTTTGTATTAACAAAACTTGACGCTAAAACAATTTTAAGACCATATTTCAACAACGCAAGTACTGGTGGTGCAAATAACGAGATTCTTGGTGGTCTTTATAATTTAAAACTACCAGCAGACCAATTTAATAAACTTGGTATTTACACACTTTATATTAGACCAGCTGAAATTAGAACAACAATTACCGATTGTGGTATTTTATCAGCATTACCAAACGTAAAAGGAATTGTAATTGACTTAAACAATGTTCCACAACAATTTAGAAACAAGTTTGTAAACCAAGGACTTGTTGGGTTTAGAGTTGAATATTTAAATTCTGATGGTAGTAAAATACCAAACTTTTTTAGAATTATTACATCATCTTTTTATTGTGAACCAGTTGTCCAAAACTTAACAAATACAAGCCAAAAATCAATTAGATATATCTATGTTGAGGGGACATCTAACTTACTATTTTGTACTTTATCACCGTCTTCATCACCTACAAATAAACCAAACGCAACACCTTTTATCGGTCAACCAAATCAAAATATTATTATAACAAACACATATTTTAACCCAATTACAACAGAAATTGAAATTGTGGACCAAGACATCTCAACATTGGCGATAGCTCTTTATGGTAATCAAACCAAATCTATGGATGATGGTATTTACACAATTTACGATAGTAGTAATAATATTTACAAACAATACAATTTATTTGAAATTAGAGACCAATTCAACGACTTACTTTATGAAGTTAGACAAGATAGAGGTAATAATATTGATTTTAGCAAAGCTTTCAATAACATAACCGGATAATGGCTTTAAAAAAATATACATGCCCACCACAAACAGCATCTGGTGCTGGAACATTCTCGGACAATTTGGTAGGTTTCCAACTTGTTGATGGGGGAGGTTTTACCCAAGGCAATTTTGAATTTACTGAAAGTTTAAACGAAAAACAAGATAGAAATTTTAATATTGGTTCTTTTTCAGACCCAATAAATTTGGACACACTTAATATTGAAAGTGTTACACAATCAAGATTAATTCAGGCAAATAATTTTAGGGTTTACCCAAATTTTGATTTATCACAAGTAACAAATTTCACACTTTATGGTTCCTTAGTTAAAAGAATTTCAGCTTCTATTACAAATATAATAAATTACTTTCCGGCTGGTCTTGAAGCGTTACCAATTAGGGGTGATTTCTCAAATAGTCAAACAGCACAAAATATTTCTTATGACCAAACAGAAGATGTAACAAATTTTGAAATACCATTAAGTGTAATTAGAAATCCATTTGATATTGATTATACCTCAAATGCAACAAGAAACTTTGAAGTTAGTGAAGTCATGGTTTCACCACTTAGAAATTTTACTGCAAATTACCAAAATTATGTGGCCTATGTTGACGGTAATCCATATAAAATAATAGGTTTTAGCCCAACAACCGCAAGTTCTACGGTACTTGATATTACAATTGAAGGAAATGCTTTTTCTGGTAATGGAATATCATATCAACAAATAGTGATAAGACCAAGTGATTATAATGTATCAAAAGTTTTCAATGAAGAATTTGATGTTGTAGAAAAATTTTTACTTGATAGAAGTACTGTACCACAATATACAGCAAAATTTGTCGTGTCAAGAGAGAATGAAGACGGAACTTATTATTTAACAACTCAAAATTTAACATTCCCTAAAAACGGAGTTTGGAACTTAGATATTACATCTTCAGCATTTGATACATATCTAACACAATTAAATGAATTTGCAGCAAACCTAGATTTATATAGAACAAATTTAGCTTCAAGGTTTTTAACAACTGGAGCTTTTAAAGAATTTGACACTGACGACCAAAAAATGGAAAAAGTGTTACAAATTTATGGTAGAAGTTTTGATGAATCAATGAAATTCATTTTAGCTTTACCAAATATGAACAATGTTCATTATATTGTAAAAAATGATATACCATCTCAATTACTTAAAAATCTTGCAAAAACTTTAGGTTGGAATACAAATATTTCTCCAATTACAGAACAAAGTTTATTAGATTCTGTTTTTTCAAATGGGTCAAATCAATTTTCTGGCCTTGGAATTGGTCAAACACCAGAAGAATTAAACTATCAATATTATAGAAATTTAATATTAAATTCAGCATACCTTTTTAAATCAAAAGGTACTAGAAAATCTATTGAAATCTTACTAAGACTGATT